AATGTACATGCATCCTTGTCACGACACTTGTCACCATAGCGACAATCTTGAGTGGCAATCTTCTTTTGAGGAATAGTAGCAACGATATCATGCTTGAATGTACATGCATCCTTGTCACGACATTTGTCACCATAGCGACAATCTTTAGTGGCAATATTCTTTTGAGGAATAGTAGCAACGATATCATGCTTGAATGTACATGCATCCTTGTCACGACACTTGTCACCATAGCGACAATCTTTAGTGGCAATATTCTTTTGAGGAATAGTAGCGGTGCTATCATGCTTGAATGTACATGCGTCCTTGTCACGACACTTATCACCATAGCGACAATCTTGAGTGGCAATCTTCTTTTGACCACCCAATGGAATCAATCCGTTGGGTGTCATGGCTGTGGGTTCTGGTGTAGTCATTTTGATAGTATATGAATACTATATTGTAATAATTATAAATATATGCTTTATGTAAAAAAATTTTCAATTTTTTCAATATATTGACTTTTATGTTTTTTAATTTTATATATGAAAAATATGAAAAATACACTATTTATAGTATTAAATATATGATTATAAATGGATATTAAAAGAAATAGAGAAATTTGTCACTGTACACCTAATTTTGATGTGAGATGTTGTTGTTGGGTAAATGATAAGACATTTGCAAAATGTTCACAGAAGCTTTCAACCACATACTATAGAATAACATGTGAACAAGATTTGTACAATAAAATAGAAGAGGGTGGTATTAATAAAATAAAACAATATATAAAGAAAACATGTAAATTAAATGATGAAGAATGGGGCCATATAATTGAATTATATAATGAAGATGTTGAAACAATGAATAAAGATTAAATTAATTAATTAAAATTAATATATATATATTAATTTTAATTAATTTAATTAGTTTTGAATCCACCAACAGTTGAACTACCAATAGCGAATCCTGCTCCTTGTCTAGCAGCAATTGATACACTTGGTGCATACATATCTAATATAGCGAATACACATGCTGCAGTAAATGCAATCATAGCAACTTCTCTAATATCAATTTTTTCTGCGGGGATATATCTAGCAGCTAATGCGACAGCTCCACCCTCTAACAAATATTTTATTGCTCTTTTAATTATTTCCGAAACATCTAATTCAAATTTAGGTTGTTTATTATCCATATAATAATGTAATATAATATATTTCATATTTGTTTTTTATTAAATTTTATAATATTTTTATGTATAAATGCCCGGAGGCTTAATACAGATAGTTGCATATGGTGCCCAGGATTTATTTTTGACAGGGATACCAGAAATAACCTATTTTAAATATATTTATAAGAGATACACAAATTTTGCGATGGAATTTATTGAGTTGCAGTTTAATGGTGATAAAAATTTTGGTGAAGAGATTTCTTGTCAAATTCCAAAAGATGGAGATTTGTTACGAGATACTGTTATAAAGATAGTAATACCGAGTGTAAAATTAGAGAAATCAACAGTTGATACTAGTTTAATAACAACTGCAAAAGCAGATATGGTAAATGCAGAAACAGATTATATAAATTTAAATAACTTTATAAAATACATTTATGAGAGTATTTATATTGCAAATACAGGACTAAATAATACAAATGAGACATTTACAAATATAAAAACATCGATTACTACATATTTAGATAGTCAAAAGAATTATTTACTTTTAAAAAATAAGGTTAGTAGCAATACTCAAAAAATGTTTGATATAGAAACACATATAACAAACATATCAACTAAATCTATTAATGAAACAGAAAAAAAGACTTTATTAAATACTTTAGTTGGTAGTTACTTAACATTAAGTAAAAATATATCTAATAATTTACAAAATATATACATTAATAAAAAAAATGTTTATGACAACACATTATTAAATAATTATAACTTTTCATGGATTGATAATCTGGGATGGAATATAATATCTCAGGCTGAAATAAATATTGGTGGTAATCCAGTAGATAGACAATATAGTACATGGTTATTTTTATGGAATGAACTATTTGAATCTTCATTTAAAAAAAAAGATATTGAAAAGTTACATTCAAAATCTTCAATTGCTTATACATATGATAAAAATAATAAACCTAGTTTTACTATATATGTTCCTTTAAAATTTTTTTTTAATAGAGATTATGGAGCGGCATTGCCTTTAATATCATTAAGACATCAGGCCGTTATATTAAAATTAAATTTAGAGAAATTAACAAATTTAATTTATACAGATTATTCGAATTCAAATATAATAGATGTAATAAAATTAAGTAATATTACATTATTAGCAAATTATATCTTTTTAGACCAGGATGAAAGAATTAAATTTGCTCAAGCAAATCATGAATATTTAATTGAACAAGTGAATTACCACGATTATACAAAATTAAAAACAAATGAACTAAATATCGAACTAAATATAAGCCATCCTGTAAAATATTATGCTTGGATGATTCAAAAAAAAACAGATATAACAACATATAAATTACATAATAATTACGAATCCGATTTAGTTTATAGTATTGTTGATAATAAACCAATTATAACCACAAAGAAAGATAATCCAGTTGATAGTGCATTATTAGAATTAAATGGAGTAGAACGAACATCATTCCGCGATGGTAATTATTATAATTATTTAACAAGTTATGAATTAGATATAAATACCCCAGCAGATGGTATAAACTTTTATAGTTTTTCTTTATTACCAAAAGAGATTCAGCCATCCGGTACATGTAATTTTTCAAGATTAAACAGAAAAAATCTAAAAATTAAATTAAATAGTACTTTTTTAAATAGATTATCATCTACTGAAAATATGGTAGTTAAATTTGTATATGTAAATTATAATATTTTAAAATTTAATAAAGGACAAGGAAGTCTAGTATTTAATTTTTAATAAAAATATTATCAATACTATTATCGTCATCATCTAATATATCTTCTTCATCTTGATTATCATCGTCTTGATTGTTTTCATCTTCGTTTTCATCTTCATTTTTTTTAGTTATATTATCAAAAACCATAATGGGAGTATCTATATTATCATCAAAGAATGTATCTTTAGAGTCGTTGTCGTAATCGATGTCATTAAATTCATTTGTTAAATTTACAACATTTGTTTTAAAATGGTAACTATCTTCGAAATTTTCCATGTCAATTTCTAAATCATCTTCAGATATAGCATAACTAGAGGTGGAGTCATGAATCATTTCAATATAATTAAGAGGATCAATATGTGTAAGTATAGAAATTTCATAAAATATTTCATTAATTTGATTATAAAATGTAAAATATAATTTGAACATAGCATTGGTTTTAATATGTAATTGTCTATAATAATTGACACGCTCTAAATATGGTAACTTCCAAAAATCAGCAATGGTTATAATTTGTACTTTTAGAGTTTCTAACATTTTTAATGTAAAGAGTTCAACAATTTTAACAATACGATAAATCATTTCAGTTGTATGAATCTCGCGCGTTAGCTCTAATTTTGCATCAATAATTCTTTTAAAGAAGAATTTGTTATAATTAACTTCAAAAAAAGAATTATAATATAGAAGTATTTCTTCATCAATTATATTTTTAATATTATTGATGTCTTCTTTGGTAATATGATCTTTATTAGAATAAAGATTTAATTTATTAAATTGATTTTTAAAGATTTTAATCATCTGAAAATTTAAAGATATAAAATTTAGTTTAATCTCTTTGTATTTGTCAAATTTTGTAATAAAAGAATTTAATAAATGAAAATTAATATCATTTTTATTTTTAAGTTTATCATAAAATATCTGAAAAGAATCACTGTCAACATTACCTTCAAACCGAGTAATTTTATTTAATATTAATTTAATAATTAATTCTAATCTTAATAAGTTAAAACTATCAAAATTACTATTAATTATTTCTATAAATTTATAAAATTGTATTTTATTCTCCAATAGTTGAAGAATATCTTTATAATTTGTTTTCTCCAAATATTTATTTATATTTATTAATTCCATGGTTTATATGTGAAATAAATAATAATTTTATTTTTAAAACTTAAAAATAAAATGTGTTATGTATTTAAGTTATGACAGGTGGATTATTACAATTAGTTGCATATGGAAATCAGGATGCATTATTAACAATGAATCCTGAATTTACATTTTTTAAATCAGTATATCATCGCCATACAAATTTTTCCAAATTTCCAAATAAAATAATTTTAGAAAAAAAAGCATTATTTGGTACTATAAATAATATAAATATTCCAAAAAATGGAGATTTATTAGATAATATGTATATATCAGTAGATTTGCCCGCTTTAAGTGTAGTTTATGAAAGAGAATTATATGAAGAAATTTATTATCAAATTGGGAATACATCATCTAGTACTCCTATTAAATTTATAACTAAAATGGAATATAATAACTTATATACCAATTTAGATAATTTAATACATTTTATAAATGAAAAACAGTACTATAATGCACTTACACACTTTACAGATAGTAGTTATACCGCTACTAATATGTTAGTAGGAATAATTAATAGTAATAATTTAATAGTATCAAGCTTATCGTTGGCGGCTAGTATAAATATATATTATAATATTACGAAAGAATTAGTAAATAGTTATGAATTAGGTTCGAGTATATTTAATAATTTTAATTATCCAACGACTGTTCAGTTATATAAATCTGAATCAATATTAAAAATTGATTTTAGTAATTTATCAAGTACTAAATATTTTCAGAATTTAGTACTAAATTTATTTTATAATAATAATATTTCTGCATTAATAAACTATCTAAAATATAAAATAGTAAATGTTGTATTAAATACACCTAATAAATTTATTGAAAAGTTATATTATAAAATCTTATATTTTTATACAAATAATAATTATAATCTTCTTTCTTACAATTTATTATCATATAATAGCTTAGTTACACATGGTAATTTATTGGATTTAGATTATTCTATATATGGATCTAATTTAATTGAAATCAATTATGATTCAGAAATAGTTTCAGGTACGAGTAAAGCATCTGATTATGAAGTGATATTTATAATTAGCAGTCAAACTTTCGGATTAAAATCTGTAAAAACAATATTAATAAAGGATAGAAGTATATCAATAACACCAGAAAGTATATTATATAAATTACATACCAATACTTTTGTATTAGCAGATAATTGTTGTTTATCAAATTATTTAAATGTTACAAGTTGGATTGATCCAAAAACAGTTTATACAATAACTACAAAACTATTAAAATCAAATAGCGATGGTGTTTATCAACTTACATTAAATTCTATAGCAAATTTAGAGATCAATCAAATTATATTTGGTTTTAATAATAATACTAGTACGGTTAATGCTACACCAGATTTTGTTTTTTATATTCAAAATATAAATACTACTACTAATGTAATTGAATGTATATTATTTGATAATAAGATGTTTGCAAATAATATTACATATAAAAATCAGAGCACAAATGATTATAATACATATGATATAACATATCTATCGTCGGGGATTACATCATTGTTACCTATATCATCAGATGTATATAAGTCGGATATTTGGCAGAATTATATATTTATAAATAATAGTTCAAATAGTTTAATTATTGGTTTAAATCAAAGTAATTATTATTCTCAATTAATAAAATATAGTAAGACTGTTGTAGAGATACAAAGACAAATTTTAATTAATTATATTAATGCTGTATTCATTAATAATTATTATATTAGTGTTACATTTAATGTAAATCCAACGACTGTAAAAGTTGATGATTATTATGAAACATCGTTGTGGGATAGTTCATATTCTACTTTTATAAATGCATTCTTATATACAGATAATACAAATAAATCAACATTTACAACAGATATTGCAAAAACACCTGAATACATCTATAATAAATTAATTAATAAAATATCGCTATACATGTTATCATCTAATTTATCTACGTACCATACTCCTTATATAAAAAGTAATTTTGGATCAACTATAGTAAAAGCATTTGATACAAATGCTGATTTGTTATCATTAAATAAACAAATAAAATATTTAAATACCAATAGTCCATTTATAACTATATTATTAACACAATCTGAATATTATAATACAGATACCAGCAGTGATTCAGGTATAGCAGTTGCTACCGGTGATATTTTACATTTATATAATAATACTTCTGACACGACAGATAGTACTAATTTAATTGGTATTTTTAAGGTAAAATCTATTGATAGTAATAATTTATATAAAATATATCTAACATATGAATCTTATAATACTAAATATTCTAATTTAGACCTAAGTATTGCTAAAATAGATAGTCTTGTTGATGGAGCATACTTATTTAAAAATACTTTATCTACAAATGTAATTGATTCAACAAGAAGATTAACAATTAGTGGTAATATTTTAGACGAATCAAAATATGATATGACAATAACACAGCCAAATAATATGTATTTTGATTTTTCATCAAATACATCAGGTATATTGACATCTAATCAAATTACAACAAATAAATTTTTTTATATATATGAATCTACTACAAAAACATATAATGTATCGCTTGCTACTTTTATAATTAAACTACATTTGACTTACATATCACCTAATAATAATAATGATGATCCTACTAGAAAATATGTATTTTACATAGATAGTAAAGATGATACTGAATTTTTATTAGATACTGTAAATAAAACATATTTTTGTTTTAGTCAGAATACAGATGATAGCGGGTTTGATAATACAAAAGGTTTTATAATAAATACAGTTACAATAAATGGTCGTTATTTTACACCAAATACATTAAATAGTATTACAACAGTGGATGATAGTAATAAAGGATATAGATATACTAACATTTTATATAATATCTATTGCATGTATTTATATAATGAATTAAAATCATCAACAAATACTGCATATAATAAAATAATATTGGGGCGGCTGTATCTTATATCAAATAAGATTTATCAAGTAATCACATTAAATTCAAACTATTTGGCATCATTGGAAACATTAACACAGACTATTAAATTAACATATTTTGCAGATTTTACTAAAATATTTAATAGTTCTACAATTATAAATGAATTATTTGCAAATTTCCCAACTGCGATAATAATTGCATTAAAAGAATATATGAATGGAAAATATATTGATACAATATTAAATAATGTTGCCACTAGGACGTCATATACATATATAAGTTCAATATTTAGTAAAGTTGTTGGTACATCGGCTACTGCAATAACCATTACAGATGACGACGATGTTATTACTGAAGTTAAAACATATTTTAAATTATTATTAGATCAATTAACCAACACATATTATAGAAATGTAGTTGATATTACCCAATTTAATAATATTACAGATAATAAATTATATTATATTGCAGCAAATGATATTATAACAGATCAGTATATAAATATTATTAATAATATATATTATGATGATTTGATAACAAAACAAAGTAAAAATATAGGTATTTTATTTAATGAACATATAAATGATGCAAATAGTATAACAGATACAGTTATAAGAAATGTAATTGAGGACAAAATATCACTATATGATGCAGTTTATAGTCTTCCAAATTTAAATACATATATTGATAATATTGATATACGTTATAATAAATCGTCTGTATCTACATCGTTTAGTCAACAATTACTTACATATATAACAAATGAGACATTAGTTAATAGTATATCTAATATAGATATTACAGAGGATTTATCAATATCAAATAATACTATTAAAACAAATATATATTCTAGTGTTAATTTAACTGTTGGTAGTAATACAAATTTCGATACTAAAATTAATGAAGTATTTATACAGGATGAAACAAATAAAACAATATATTCATTTTTAAATGAAAATATTACTATTAGTAATCAAATCTATGACTATTTGCATAAATTTATATATACGGTGTCTATCAATCAAATATATAATATTATACCATCATTTTTATCATCTGTGCAAATAAATAAAATAATAGATACAAATAGTATAACATTGGGTATAATTAATACATACTTGTCTTCTATAAGTAAGGGGTCATATGAAAATTTAATATATGCAGAAGATTCGACGAATATATATATTCCAACAGAATATTCAACAGATTTTCAAAATAAATTAAAATATATAAATGGATTGACTACTGCACAAAAAACAACAGAACAGGCAATTTGGACAAAAGAGATATCAGGATTAGTATTAAAAATAAAAGAATATTATTTTACCACAGGTAGTACATATAAATCAATTAAGTCACTTGAAGATAGTATAAATGGAGTTGGTGGATATTTTGCATCAAATGTTGCTCCATATTATAAATTGATTAGGGGATGTGTTGTTTCAGATACGGAATATAGTAGTTTAAATTATGATGCATTGAATGGTATAATATATGATATAGATAATTTTGGTGGGATATTAAAAATATTATTACCATTTAATTTGGTGTCTATATTTTGTCCAACAAGTGATGCTGTGTCGTTGATAACATTAACTTTAGATAAATCAATATTAAGAATCCAAAGTAATAATAATCCCGCACCTGGGACAAATGCATTAACAATTACAAATATTAATTATGATTATAAAATTAATTGTCGTTTTGGTTTAAATATTATGGAAAGAACTTTAATGGAAAAAGGTGATATAGGTATATCTCTTAATGGTGTAATTTTAAGAAATAGTTATGCATTATCTAGTCCTGATACAACTATAACCGCTCCTACTAGTTTCTATGAATTTACAATTGATTCGCAATATTATTATAATTACACGATAAATGCAACATCTACAAGTTCAGTTGTAGTTGGTGATATTATACGATTATATAGTACAAGTTTAATATCTGCTGGAACCTTATTAATTGATGTAACAATAACTGAGATAAATGATACAAAAATTAAATTTAGATCAAATTATAATATAAATATAAAGAATGAGATCTATGGATATAAAGTTATATTAAATGCGACATCATATGATTATGGATTTAAAATTATGGATGTAAGTGTAGAGTCATTTAGATTAAATATAATTCCTTATTTTGATCAATTTCAAAATAAAAATAGTAGTTATCATTCAGCAATTGATTCAAATAATTCATTTAATTATTATTCTGGTAATTTTATTAATGCATTATCTTCTATAACGAATACATATTTAGATACATCTAATTATAATACAGATAAATTAAGACATACAGATGGTCATTCAAAGATTGTTGGAATTGCATACGACGGATATCCAATTTATGGTCCATATGGATATAAAAAGGAGTTAGTTAGTGGTGATGTAGAATTAATGAAATCTTCATATAGAATAAAATCAGAATTTTCGGATAATAGGAACAGTATAATAGTAATATCTGGTAGTAATATAACATATGATGCAGGGACAATCATTGAAGATTATGAATATGAAATTGGATATGGACATTTAGATGAATCGAATGGTAGATATTGTATTACTCCAGAGTTTCCACATGGTACATATGCATACTTTTTAACTTTTGATAGTTCTATGGTCCCAGTTTATCCTTATATAATCGGTAATAAATTTTATAATAAGCCGAATACTGGAACAACAACGTCTATTACAAATATAAATATAAGTTCATCGTCAAATATAGGTAATTATAGTGATGATGATATCGTAAATTTAATTGGCGATAATGGTAAATATGGTAAAGGTGTAATAAAGAGTACAACAAATAATATTAAATATATAGAGATATCTGATAAGGGTATTCATTATAAATTGCATAGTTATTTTTATGCATTCAAAGAGATACCAAATACATTAGAATATGTAGATGTATATAAATTATATTTAAGAAGAAAAACACGATTCTATGACGGTTATTATTATGATTATACAAATACTAAATTGGATTTATTGAATGCAGTAGATACAACAGATCAGACAACTTTTACAAATTCAATAAATAAAATAAATGGTATAAAAACAGATTTAAGTAATTTAATATCAGCAAATACAACACCGGTGTTATCATTAATAGATGTATATGATACTTCTAAATATGAACCGATAATTAATGTATTAAATATAGATGATATAATATCGGTAATATCATCATTGCCTCCTGAATTTTTTGGATCTGAATTGATTGATTTGTTAGTTGAAAGCATAGCAACAAAATCATTAGAATTTGATGATATTATAAATAGTTCGATAAATTATTTATTTACAAAATATAAGAAGAGTTATAAGTTATATTATACGTCCAAAATAAATATTAGTAAAGATTATAATTTGGTAGATTTAAATTTAGATAAATATGATAAATTGGATGTGTCGGATACATATAAAACTGAAGTAAAAGATATGATAACATTATTTCAAACAAAATTAAAGACTAATAATACGGATTATGCAACATATAAAGTAAATGAATTATCATATTTAAATAGAGCACCAATACCAATGTTTTCATGGATAGGCAATCTTGGTAATTTTATTTTTGATGAGATAGAGTTATATTTTAATGATTTGTTAATAGATAAGCAATATAGTAATTGGATAAATATATGGCATAACTTGAATAATACATATGATAAGAAAGAGTTATTAGAAAAGATGATAGGGAATACAAAAGATTTAACTGATTTGTCTATTAATATGAAACCTTCTAAAAAATTATTAATACCGTTAAGGTTTTGGTTTTGTCGATATTCCGGATTTAATATACCATTGATTGCGATGCCTTATGTAAATATAAATATGAAATTTGAAATAAGTAAAATAAATAATCTCGTAAGAAAAGATGTTGGTACAAAAGTTATTTTAGGATCTGAATTAAATATCCATATATTAGCAGATTACATATATTTAGATGACACCGAAAGAAAACTTTTTGCAGAAGCGAGACATGAATATTTAATAGAACAGATACAATTTAATGGTATACATAATATTCATAGTACAACTAATTTGATTGATTTATATTTTAGGAATAATGTAAAAGATTTATATTGGTTTTTAGATTCTGATAAAAATTTATATCAAAAAGATAGAAATAATTATTCATTAAATAATTCAGTTGATAGTGGTAATCCAATAACTAATACTAAAATATTAATTAATAATACTAAATTTGTAGAATATGACGGTACATATACAAATTATATTGTTCCTTATGAAAACTATAAAACTACTCCATCTGATGGTATTAATGTATATAAATTTGGATTAGATGATGGTATGATGCCAACTGGTAGTTTAAATTTTAGTATGTTAGATCGGACACAGATGGAGGTGAAGATAGATAGTAATTATTTGATAAATGCGAATAAAAAAATTTTAGTATTTGGAACTAGTTATAATATATTGAGAGTAATGAGTGGTTTAGCGGGATTAGCTTTTATAGAATAATTAAATAAGTAAAATTTATTTAATTATTATAGATTATATATTTAATGACAGGTGGGTTAATACAATTAGTATCCATTGGTTTTGAAGATTTATATTTGAATGCAGATCCCGAGATTACATATTTTAAGATGGTATATAAGCGCCATACTAATTTTTCGCAAGAGCCTATAATACAGATGTTTAGTACAAGTCCCGATTTTGGTAAGAGACTTACGTGTTCTATTGCGAAGACAGCGGATTTATTATCAAATATGTATGTTCATATTGAGATACCAGAATTGCCGAAGCTATATAATGGCAGTGTTGAGAATGTAATTGATAAGTTTAGGTGGGCGAAAAAGTTAGGATATGCTTTAATAAATTACATTGAATTGGAAATAAATGGCCAATTAGTTGATAAATTGTATGGTGATTGGATGAATATATGGAGTATTTTAACAATAGGTGAAGAACGTAAAACTGAAGATATATTAATAGGTAATATCCCAGAATTATATGAAGCATCTAATGGCAAAAAATCATATAAATTATATGTACCTATTGAATTTTTCTTTTCAAAAAACAAAGGTTTAGCTTTGCCATTAATAGCATTACATTTGAGTGATATTAAAATTCATATCGAATTTAATAGTTTAGAAAATGTATTAATATCATCTCCAACGCATTTTATAACGATTGAGGAATATATAGTACATTTTAAAAAGGGAGATATTTTAACTCAAAATATCTCTGGTACAGATGTAAATATTATATTTGACGTATTCGATTATAAAACAAAAAGGTTATATTATACAAAATATAATGAATCGATTGTATATTATACATCTACGAGTAAGTACTTAAAAAGTAAATATAAATTATATAATAGTTCAGGCTACTATGTGATGCCATCTACATCTGAAACAAGTCATATTGTGTCATATCCAAATGTATCTATAAATTCGTCTAATTTGGTTGTTAATTTCATTTATTTAGATAATTTAGAAAGAAAGAAATTTGCGACATCAAATCATGAATATTTAATAAATACATTGAGTTATTCAGGAGAGCAAACTATATATAATACACATGCAAAAATGAAATTAAGTTTTGTTAATCCTAGTAAGGAACTATTTTGGATATGTCAATTTAATAAAATTAAAAATGGTTATATCAAGGACAAATTTAATTATACATCTAATCTTCAATATTCGGGTGAGAATATTATTAATAAAACAAGTATACATCAAAATGGTCAAATTCGTTCTTTAGAAGAAGATAAATATTTATATAATTATTTAACAAATTATTTATATCATACAGGTAGTACAGAAGAAGGTATTAATACATACTCTTATTCTTTAGATCCTGAAAGTTATCAACCAAAGGGTAGTTGTAATTTTAGTAAAATAGATGATTTAACGATAGAATTAACATTATCATCATTGATATCTTATAATAATCCGGCTTTGTTGCGTATCTATAATTATAGTTATAATATATTAAGAATAACAGATGGATTAGCAGGATTAACATTTGTCAATTAAAGATTACAAAGTATATATTCATATTTTGTAATCTATTGTAATAAATTTATTATTTTCTTATCAAATTTAGAAGATAAATTTAAAATACCTAATAATATATTTAAGTTTTTTTTATTAGATTTATTTAAATAATTATTTAATATTCCAATCTTGTTCAAGAAGTTATATTCAATAATTTGTTGTGTTGTTTTTGATTTTATTGGTAATAATTCTCTTAATATTTTAAGATATTCTTCTTGTTCTATTTCTTTATCTATAAATAAATTTAATATATTTTTATATATTGTTTCCATATTTTGGCTTGTTTTTGACAAATTATTTTGGTAGTTTTTATTATAAGGAATAAGCGTCATTTTATTAATATTTTCTATAAAATGATTAATAATATATGATGGATGTGGGGCTATTACTTCCTTAAATATCGGATTTAAATATACTATTTTTTTATTAATTGTAGTAATATACAAATTTAAATATTCAAGTAAATATGGTTTATCATTTAAAGTTCGATCGATCGTTTGATGTTTCTTCCAACTTGCTACACTCTCATAATATTTCAAATCGAAATTACCTTTTGGTATTAATATATCATCAATTTTACTAAGATGTATATTTACCTTTGATTTCAAACGATGGTCCAATATATGATCTACATTTATAAATTCAAATAATACTTTATTATTTGATATCTTTTCCTTTAATATAATAGTTCCAATATTATATATATCTACAATTAAATGAAATGTATCATTTACATTATAATCCTGAAATTGATTATTATCTGTGTCGTTATTTGTTAGTGTAATGATATTATTGGGACGATCGACCTCATATGTTATTATCTCACCCTCTGTACTAATAAATATTTTATATATTGGTTCAAGTATATTAATCGTTTTAGTCTTAAATTTAAAATTTAATTTATCTAATATGTATTCAAAATCTTTTGATATATTTTTTATATTTATATGATGTAAATCATCGAAAATTCTAAAATTATTATCATTTCTAAAAAAAGCTTTTGATTTCACTCCATAACCATTCTCTATAAATACTTCATTTAATCTAATAATACATATGTTCTTATCAATATTTAAATATGTATGATTGCATTCTTCTTCAGAATGACTTAATGTAATATTATTTAACTCATACTCTGAATCTGAATCTAAATCTGAATCTGATATTTCCCCTTTTAAATCTGATAAATGAAGATATTTATTATTTAATAATTCATTTATTTGTATTATAAGATCACTTTGATTTTTATTCATTGATTTAATTGACTTATTATGAAAGTTTGTTTCTAAGGATGGAATTACTACAATATTTTCAAATATAACATCATATGGATGATTATCTATATAACCCGTTCTAGTAATATATCCATTAACACCAATTTTGATTAAAAGATCTTTTATATTTTCTTTAAATAATGCAATTAGCTCTTGTAATTTTATTTTTACTTCCTCGTCTTCTTTGGTATCAAATATATCTATGTCATCTATAATATATTCGTGTAAATATCCATGTAGTTTTTCGTATGTTTCTTTTGTTGGAAATACAAACAATTCATCACCTGGTACATAAATAAAATCATAGAACCATTTTCTAAAATAATAATCTTGTATTTCATCTTTTGTTATCATATCTTCTAATTTATTGAGATGATTGTTTGCATCCACAAATAAGTCATAGTATTCTTTTTTTAAATTATTATTATTTAGAAAAGCGGTATGGTTGTTTGTATCATAATGTCTAATAAATTCTAAACTGCGGATATCATTTGGATTGTTAGTAAACATTCCCATAAATGGATAATAATATGCCATATCAGAAAGTGTTTCAGAATTAGTATTCATTATATTAGTTTAGATTAAAATTATATTATTATAATTTTAATTTAAATTTTTTACATATATTTAATAATATTTATTCAACAACAATAGCATCTAAACTTTTTGACTCTGCTTCACTTGCGGCAAGATTTGCAACACCTGTAATATCAAGTAGAGAATAATAACGTCTTCTGAATTTCTCAATAATTTTAGAGTAATTATCAGCTATTTTTTTTAAGTCAGCAGAAGTGTAAGTCTCTGAATTTTTACTACCAGTTGCATTATTTACTTGTACAACTCTATCGAAGATATTTAATATATCTTTTGCTTTTTTCTCGTATTCTCTGCAAGAATCAAATACAGCTTGCACTGATTTTTCAGTTGGTGCACTTAAAGTTTTATGTTGAGCATTTAATCTTTGTTTAAATCCATTAAATAAACTTTCAACTTGTTTAGTAAATTCGGGAAGTCTGCCAAGAGGAGTTCTATTAGAAGGAGCTAAACCAATTGATATAGCTCCACCCGTGAGGCCATTACCAAACATTCCATATAATGGTAAACTTGGAACACCTCTGCGACTTAATATACCATTAAGACCATGGGAAGCTATGCTTATTACTTGGTCAAACACAACTCTCATATCATCGAACTTAGTTGGAGAATTATGACTATCTAGTACACGTTTTATGCCATATTTATTGACGGCTTGTGCTTGTCCAGCAGCATTCTTTGCATTTAATATGGCTGGTCTAGCATTTATATAATTTATTAATAGTTTAATGAAATTAGCATTATTAAATGCAGTATTGACTAGCGCATTTGCTAGGAGATCCGCTTTCACCACTGCAGGAACAGCAGCACCAGCACCAGCTGGAATAGCAGCTGCAAGACGAATTGTAGCTGTCAATGCAGCTCTTGAATCTCCTTCAAGATTTTTCCACCAATCTGCAAAAGTTTGTATTTGATTTACATTATCTACAACTAACATCTTAAACCCTAATAATTTTAAGATTCCGAATACAATAGAAGGACTCATTTTATTAACATCGGTTTGGGTTTGATTCCAAAGGGCTGGAGCCTTAATAGCTTCTACACAGTTCTCAGCATTTTGACTAGTAAAATATTCACTCAAGGTGTGATGCGTATTGTTAAAACAACCTAATGCTGCCCCGGCTCCAGGGGCTCCATCGGTTCTTGCAGAAGCTTCCAAGTTGTTTCTTGCCCAATATGCGTCTAAATTTTCTACGACACCGTTTTTCGTTATTTGTAATTTACCATCGGTACCTCTTGACCAATCAACCTCTTTTTGTGCATTAGTAAATAATATACTGATATCGTCATCTCCTAATCTAATTGAGCGATATTGAGTGGAAGCCCATGTTTCCTGTTGGGCAAAAATAACTCTTGCAGCAATAGCTTCTGCTGTACCTGCAGTATACCCAAGAGCTCTGGTTGTAGGTAAGTCAATCATTAACTGCTTAAATATTTTCATCCACATTCGTTTTTCCTGATCATTCACTTTTACGTGATCAGTACTCACTGCAGCGAATGTATTTCTTGCGGCTACAATACGAGCACTTGCACCGTCGGCAAGAGCAATTAAAGCTTCAAGTCTCCCAATCCATGCTAGTCTACCAGCAGCGGTAGCAACACCACCAGCAGAATCGAAGCCATCGCCCTGGGGGTCGTTGGCACCTTCTACACCTTGATCGGGGAGAGTAGACTTATCTGCGACAAGTGTAGATAAACTTGTCACATGTCCACGGGGAATGAAACCATTTCTTAATCCTTCTAGTAGAAACTCAAAAACTGGTCCGTATGGTATGGCGTTGTTAGCGTCGTCGACGTTGTGTCTGAATCTCGCTAACAAAGCTTGTGAGTTGACTTGTACGTCTGCAATTAGAGCAGCGCCAGCAGCATCAAGTACTGTTCCTCTCTCGTTTGCAGGAACAGGCATTTTAACTGCAGGAGTAGTAGCAGCTTCAGCCGCGACTTTCAAAAAACCTTGCCATTCTCTGTCAGCACCGGCTGCTCTCAATACTGAAGCATCAACTCCAGCTGCTGCTGCTACATTTGCAGCACCACCAACTAATTCGTATTTAATGTCTATTTGATTGTTTTTTATTGTAAACATTGTGAACATTGTTATATATATTAAGAACAGAAATTAAAAATCTATATAATTTTTCTAATAAATATAAATATTTTATGAAAATATATATATTTTAAATATATATATTTATATAAATGATTGAAATGAATAAAAAAAATATGATAATAATAATATTATCGATAATAGTATTAATTTTATTTGTACAAAAAATATTTGGTTATAAAGATCAAGATTCTGATTTAGCAGAGTTTGATAATATGAGTAAAACTCCAAAATTTGTAAATTTTAATACTACTTGGTGTTACTGGTCGAAAAAATTAGTTCCAGTTTGGGATAAATTAGTTGAAGATATGTCTGGAAAGGATATTGAAATTTTAGATATAAAATGTGATTTAGAAAAAAATAAGGATTTATGTGAGAGATATCAAATAGATGGATATCCATCCATTAGGTTAATATTAGGTAATAAGATAATATCATATGATGGTGATAGATCATTGGAAGATATGAAAGCATTTATAACTGAATTTTCTAATTATTAAATAATTGATCTAACTGATTTTGTAATTCTATTTCAGTTAGATTTTTAGGTATATTAACGTTGCCATAATATGCGCCAAATAATGCACCAGCGATACATCCAGTTGAATCACTGTCGCCAGCATGTAACATGGAAAAATAGATTAATTTCTCAAAATTATTTTCTGCCATAAGTAAAGAATCATATGCCATAAGAATACTGTCTAATCCATTACCTCCCGGATTATAATTTTGTGCATCACTAAATTTTTTATAAAATAAAAAATTTCTAAATGATAAACTAGCAAAGGACTTCTTATTAATATTATTAAAACGCCAGTTATAATATTTATTTAAACTACTATGAAAATTCTGAATTTCTCGCATATGGAACTTGAGATCATGCTTTATTTTAGTTCCAATCATTTTAATAACAAACTTTTGAATAATTTCATCCTCAAAAAACTTAATTAATATTTTAATCCATTTTGTTGGTTCAACTTTTTCTATTGCCAATGCAGTAAATAATGCTGACGCAAAACCACCTAAATAACCAATAGGATTATTATGTGTAATTTGAGAGCTTTCAATACTTATCTTTAATAATTTATTTCTATTTTCCTCTCCATGATAAAATAATCCAATGGGCATAGATCGTATACTTGCCCCACACCCACCTGCTTTATCACTAAAAGCTCTTTTTTTCCAATCCTCGTTATTTATAAGTCTATTTAATGATAAAATAGTCCTATTTCCATAATGACGTTCAGCTTTTAATTTATCTTTGGAATAATATTCTACTAATTTATTTTTAATAGTATCAATTACTTCATCTTCAGTTTTATTTAATGTATTTTTAACAGCATCAAAGACAGCAAGTGAAAGAATACTATCGTCGGATGCAATTAAATTGTTAATTTTATATGCAGAATATCCACCTTCATTAATAAAATCAAATATATGTTTAGTAGTAAAATTACTTAATTTTAAAGCATCATTATTTGAAAATACCTGCATATTCGCACCATAATTAAATTCAATTTGTCCGTTTCCAAAACCAATAATATCGCCAATTATTGCATAAAGCATTGAATAATATAATTTATTATTTGTATTCATTATATAATTGCAGATAAAATATTTTAAAAAAATATTTGATTAATTTAATGAATGAAAATGATATTGAAAATCTATCAAATATAGATTTATATGAAATTTTAGATATTTCTAGGGAATGTTCAGAAAATAAATTAAAAAAAAGTTATAAAAAATTAGTATTAAGATTACATCCAGATAAACCAGGAGGTGATTCTGACGCTTTCGAATTAGTAAATTTAGCATATACAATTTTAAAAGATTTGAAATTAAAAAATAAATATAATATAAAAAGAGATGAATATCTCAGTTCACGTGATTTTAATTGTTTAAAATATTCTAAAATTGAACAAAATGTCAATATACCCGAAACAGAAGAAGATGCAAAAAAGAACTTTTTAATTTTAGAAAATGAATTAAATCTAAAACATAATTATGATTCATCAGATGTAAGTGCTATAAGTACAGCTGAATTAAAGAATAGAATAAATAAATTACAGTTCTCACGAGGTAATTATGATGAGATGTATAAAAATAATGTAAAAAAAGTTCATCTAAATAAACATGATTTTAATGAAATGTTTATAAACGAATCAACAATTGAAAGTGTTAATACTGAAATTATAGCATTTAATGATAATTCATTAACAAACTATACATCAATCAATGATAATAATTTATATGCAGAAGTTGGTGGATCTTCTACGAGTTATACATCTTTAGATACTGCATTTACTCCAAATTTACCTACAAATATTATAAATAGTTATGATTCACATAATTATATAGATGATTCAGATAAGAAGAAGTATAATGATGAGATGTCATATCATCTAAACAGTATACGTAATAATAATTAATCATTTTCTAATATTTGATCATTTTCCAATATTTGATCATTTTCAGAAATTTGATCATTTTCAGAAATTTTATGTATATTATTGGTTTCTGATAATATATCAACTTCTTTTATAATTTTATGAATAGCATCTGTTTCTGATTGACTTAATGTTTCACTTAATGTTTCACTATTAGATTTATCAATAAATTTAGATATAATATCATGTTGTTTGATTGCTTGTTCATATCCATTTTGTACCATTTCCTTAACAGTTTCTTGTGTAATATCAAAATCTGTCATAACACTATTCATATCATATCCAAATGTAATTGTATTATCATGATATTTAGTAATTTTTTTTAAACTATCTGAAAAAACCAAACAGTTAAATATTTGAGTCATATATTCTATTAAATCTGAAGGCATTTTATTTGTACATTTATCAAGACATATGTCGTATATAGATAGACCTAACGTATTTTCAATATCATTGTCGCAATAATTAATAGGGTAATTGTCGATAAGTCCTCCATCTAGCCATAATTTATCTTCAAAGACGATAGGTATAAAAATTAATGGTATTGTTGCACTTATTCTAACAGCTAATAATATTTCCATATCTGGATAAGTTTCATAATTAAAGTAATATAGTTTTGAGTTAGTAAGACAAGATCCGGTAATAGTAAGTTTAATTTTTGTTTTTTCGTAAAGTTGTAAGAATGTAGTATTTGGATCAATATTTTTATTTTCACATAATCTTTTTAATATATAATATATTTTACTAGAATCTTCAAATCCGTATTTTTCTAAAAAACTATTTAAATTGATGTTATTTGTTATTTTAGAAAACTTAAAATAACAACAAAATTCATAGATTTCGTTATAATTATAACCAATATTCATTAATAATGATATAATAGCTCCAACAGATGTACCAATATAATGATTAATATCTTTAATTAAATTATTTTCAAAAAGGTATTTAATAATACCTAAAAATCCTAATCCATTGATTCCTCCACTGCTTATAACTAAATTGCGTAATGTAGGCATTAATATAAAAATAATAGATATTTAATCCTTAAATAGAAATGAAATAAAAATAAATTTTATTTCTATAGAATAATGGTAAATACTAAAGAATTAAAGAAGAATGCAGAAGAAAGAATGTCATTAAAAAAGAAATGTTTTAATAAAATTTTAGAATTTATTAATAATAAAATAATATTAGTGGCAAAAACAGATACTACGACAACATGGTATGAAATACCGTTATTTTTATTAGGTTATCCAACATATGAAATACCTGAATGTTCAGAGTATATAATAAAAAAGTTAAAAAAGAATGGATTTAATGTAAATTTTTTACATCCGAATATTTTATTAATAAACTGGTAATGTTTATTTAGATATTCTAATAAATAAATCAATAATAATCATAATGATTAGTCCGATTAATATTAGAATTAATATTTCTCTGATCTCTCCATTAATTAAATTATTAAATGGATTTTTATTAATTTTAAGTTTAGTTTCAATTAATTTTCTACAAGTAGCACAACTTAAAACTTTATCTACTAATTTTTTACATTCATCTTCTTTATTTTTAAAGGATGATTTTTTTGGTTTAGTTTGTGTAGGTTCTTCAGTAGATAACATTATATCTTCTGTCTGAATATCTTCTGATTCATTTAACATATCATTATATATAGTTTGCGGTGCTTTATTATATCTTGCATCTTGTCTTTGAATAAAAATAGGTGTTTCTGGTGTTGTAGAAAGTGTATTATTATTAATTTTGTAGCTATCAAGTTCATTTTCTGGATTAGGATTAAAATTTTCTTGATATCTTTTAGATAAATGATCGATCGTATTTTTATTATTCCATGCTTCGTCAATCGAGCAATACATTTATATATTATTTAGAAAAAAAAAATATTTTTTATTATTATATAATATTTTTTTGTTGATATGGATAACTTTTTTTTTGACATTTTAAACATTTTTGATAAATTGTATTATTATTATCAATTAAATCGTGCATATAGTGATTAAAATCATTATTATTTATGCATGATAACAATGTAGTGTCGTATTCTGATTTTCTAGGTAATGATTTATATTGAACTTGTACTTGTTCATTACAAAAATGGCATGCATATATTTGATTATTACCAATTGTATTTATATATTTCCAAATATGATGATCATTAAATGTTTTTAATACATTAACATTTTTTTCAATATATGAATAATATTCTGGACTGAATTTTACAAATGATTTATAATTTTTAATTGTATGGTTTATTATTTCATTATTCTTTGTTATTTGATTTAATTCATAGCATCTGATTAAACAAGATTTTAATTTTCCGTCAGTATATGTAGGATGCGATTGTACATCTAAATATTGATAACTATTTTTATTACAATTTTTGCATAATGTAATAATTTCTTCACCTTCTATTTGATCAATACTATAATTTTTTAGACTACTAGACATATTTTTATTATTAATCAATTTAATTTGATTAATTACACTCATGCTACGAATAATAGACATATCATGTGTGTTTTTCGGTCTACAATTTAATTCTTTTCCTTTGTCATCCATTGGGACAGCTAAATAATGTTTAAATTTCCATTCAGTTTCAGATATTTTATTATTATAATATGGCATAAAATCAGATGTAATTTCTGTATTTTTGAATTGTGTAGTCCATTCGCAATTATAATTTTTATAAACATCGGGTGTGCTAGATATAAAATTAATGTCCTCTGTATTTTTATATGTTTTTCCAGTTTGCAAACCATCTTTATATTTTACATTTTCATATTTAGTAGGCCCAGATGTGAATAAGTTAATTTCATCAACTTTAAAATTATGAATATATTTATCACTAGTAAATATATTTGTTCTTTTTTTATATGAACAATAATCCGGATTTAAAGTAGAATTTTTTGGTAAATACTTAATAAAAGGATATACAGTTGGATTTCTAGGAATTGAATATGCTCTTCCATGTCTACAAAATGGTGTACATTTATTTGTTAATTTTCTTTCACCCTGACATGAAGAATCAATACATTTACCTGGTTCGCAATTCATACCATAGCAATCTCCAGCTCTACAACCAATTCCTTTACAATCACCTGCTTCACAGTCTTCGCCTATACAATCAGATCCCTTACAATTATTTCCTCTACATGCAGATGCTCTACATGAGTAACCAGTACATGGAATTCCATAACAATCCGGATGAGTGCAGCCTGATCCAGTAATATATGTATATTTATTAAAGAACAGGAAATATATTATAATTGTAATAGCGGACATGGCAAAAATAGTTTTTAGTTTTTTTTTTAAGAACCATCCAATAATAGGATTTTTATAAAATGTCATTAATATATATTAAAAATAAATTATATATAATATATTATAATGATTATATTCTTAATAAATTATTTTACAGATAAAACAAATGAATTTAAAAGAAGAAATAGAAATCGCCCATCATATTATAGATATTTTTTAATATGGTTAAGTTTAATAATTTTATTTACTGCAATATTTTATAATTTGGGTCTATTTAATTTTGATAATAATAGTATTTCCGAAAATATAATAAATGAAGTGAGTATTAATTCTCCTAATTTATATAAAATAAATTCAACATTACCTATTAATAAACGTTTATCTTTACCCAATCCTCCATCTTTACCTAATCCTACATCTTTGCCTTTAGAGGAAATTAAAAGTCCATTTCCTGCTGCAACAGTAATACAAACAAATGCAGCAATAGTACCTCAAACTTCATTATATGATGAAGTTTTGAAAACAGTTGGTAGTATTCCCCCACCATTGAAATTTGTGGATGATTATAAATTTGAACTTTAAGTAAATTTAATATATATAAAAGTTTGCGTATTAATATATATATAAGTTTCTATATACATTAATAATATGACTAATGAACAGAAAAAATTTACTTTATCTACAGATACAGATTTACATTTTGATATGTTAGCAGACCATTCTAAATTAAAATTAATGCCAAATTTAGTAGATGGACATAGTAATTTGCCATCTTTAGAAGAAGATAAAAATAAAAGTGATTCAGATTCAGAAGTATTAGATAATTTTGAGGACGACGATGTTGACGATGATAATAGTTCATCTTCAAGAAATAGTTCTCCAAAGTTTCATAATGATTCTCCTCGTAATCCCGAACGTAATTTTACTCAATTAAATCCTACTGAAAAAAATGATTTTTTAAAACAAAAAGCAGTCCATGATTATGTAAAAAATAGTGAACGAAGTGAGACTATGCGTGGATATGACACTGAAAATAAATCAAGAGAAGATGTGCCATCTTTAAATGAATTAAAAAATATGGATAATGTTCCATTTCATATGTTAGATCCTCAAACACAAAAATTTAAAAAAATGGAGAAGTATGCTGAATTACTTTCTATTAAAAGATCTGGAATTACTTTAACAAAGGAATATACATTACATTCTGAATATGAAGAGATGTGTTTTGAGGTAGAATATTGGAATAATTACCAAAGTAAAAGCGATGGTGTAGATTTAGGTAAGAATTTCATGGTGAATGCAATTACTGCATTAGAATTTATGAATGAGAGTTATGATCCATTTGGATTAAAATTAAAAGGTTGGTCTGAACAGATTGAATTAAATAAGGATTCTTATAGTTCAGTATTTGGAGAGTTATATGATAAATATAAGAGTAGTGGTAAAAAAATGGAACCGGAAATTAAATTAGTATTAATGATATCTGCAAGTGCTGCATCATTCCATGCATCTAAGAAAATGGCAGAATCACTGCCTGGATTAGACTCTGTATTGCAGGGTAATCCGGAGTTATTATCAAAGTTACAGGGTGTAATAAATAATAATATTTCAAATCAAGGTAATAAAACAGAAGATCCCGCAGATGCTCAAAAGAAGATGTATGAGCAAATGCAGAAATTAAAAATGCAACAACAAAAATTTGATGAATTAAAAAAGACTCAAGAAAATGTAAATGATAATACTCAAAAACTTCAAGAACAGATGAATATGATGAATAGAACAAAAAATACTAATACAAACTCTGCAAATGTACCTGTCCAAGATGGTAGAAGCAATATAACATCAATATTAAGTAAAATTAAAGCACAAAATGCTGCAAGAAAAGCCGATGAAGTAATAAATAACGAATTAAGTGATGATTCAACAGATGATCGAGTTAGTATCCAATCAGATGATAAAAATAGTTCAGTACATGAATCAACAGAAATAACATTAGGTTCAGATGGGAAGCCAAAAAGAAAAAAGAGAGGTGCGAATAAAAGTACTATTTCAATTGTAACAAAATAAATAAATAAATTAATTAATTATTAATTTATTTATGGTAATACAATTCCAGAACGATAGAATGGGGGGGCAGTATCAACATAGCGAGATTCTGTATGTTGATTAATACTATCTGGAGTTTTATCTGATACAACAGATGCAATATATTTTGATATTTTTTGTTTGACTTCATTTCTCATTTCAGCCATTAATTTATATTTTAATTCTTCTTTAATACCAACTTGTAAATCAGATGATAAATCTTTTTTAACATCAATTTCTGTATTCTTTAATTTAATTGCTAATTGTTCTTCTAATTCTTTAACAACTGTTTGTAATTCCGCACTCAGATGTTCGTTTGATGAAGAATTATTACTAGATTTATCTAAGTTTAAAGTTAAATTTAATTCAGATGGAACTGAAAATGTATTTTGTTTAGATTCTTGTTTAGGTTGCTGATTATTATTATTATGATTAGGTTGTTGATTATTATGATTAGGTTGTTGATTATTATGATTAGGTTGTTGATTATTATTTTGTTTTTGTAATGCAGAATAATGCTCCATATATTTCTGTAAATAATCGTAACCAGGATAATTAGTAACTTGTGGATAATTATTCGTATAATTACCGCCATTTTGTAATGGAGGTAATGGTGGTAAAATAATGGGGATTACTAGCGTATTACCTACTTGACATTTCTGGTTTGCATTTATATTTAATGGGTTATTTTGCATACCCTGTTGCATATCTTGTATTCCATTCATACCCTGTTGCATATCTTGTATTCCATTGATACCTTCTAAAGACATATCTTCCATTTTATCTTTTTTTTTGGATTTTTTTTTGGATTTTTTACTAGATTTTTTACTAGATTTTTTACTTGATTTTTTACTAGATTTTTTACTTGATTTTTTACTAGATTTTTTACTTGATTTACTTTTAGATGAACTTTTTCGTCTACTAGATGATTTTCTAGATGAAGACCGACGTCCACCATATAATATATATTTTGTATAATAATTTCTTAATTTAATTAAAGGTGTATCGGTTGATTGTTTTAATATTATTAAACTATTTTTAAAATTATTATTTTCTAATAGTTCTGGATTATTTATTAAATCCGTAATATCTTTCTCTGAATATTTTTTATATATTTTAATTATATTTCGAAGATCGTTGTGTGATAATAATGAATCCATATATATATGATAATTATATAATTTATATAATTTATATAATTAAATAAATTATATAAAAGAATTATTATATAAAAGAAATATTTTAATATTTAAAAAAAAGAAGGGTTAATTAATTATGGATTCTGAAACAAATACGGAAACAAATACTAATATAAATACTGATGTGGATACTGATGTGAATACTAATGCCGATACGAATACTAATGCTGATGTGAATGCCAGTGCTGATGTGGATGTTGAGATACTGCCTGTAAAAAAAAAGAGAGGTAGAAAACCAAAAGTGAAGGATATAAATGAGGAACCAAAAGTACTTAAAAAGAGAGGTAGAAAGCCTACTGGTAGAATAATAAGTGTAAAAAATCACGAGTTAAGTACATTAGAATATGATGAAAATTGTATAATCGCTCATATTCCACTTAAACAGGCTGATATAGATAAATTATCTAATAATTCGAAAAGCGATTCTACACTTAGCGAAATGGAGAATAAGATAAGTAGTATAATAGATGATAATTCTGATAATGAACTGTCTATGACTGAATTATCTTTAGAAAATAATGCATTGTGTAATAATAAGAAGAATTTTACAGATAAGTATATTAATCATTTGGAAGCGGAAATAGTAGATTTCAAACTTAAAGTGAAGAAGTTAGAAGAGGAAATAAATTCAGCAGAAATATTTTTTGGTGATTATTCAGTAGAAAAATTAAAATCAAGTATTTTTGTTAATGAAAATAATAATTTTATTTTAGTAAAAGAAACCGATATTTTATGTTGGTGGTGTTGTCATAACTTTAGTACTACTCCATTTCCATTGCCTGAAAAATATTATGATAAAAAATATACTGTATTTGGTAATTTTTGTGGTCCATCATGTGCATGTGCATATAATATTGATATAAATGATCATAAGTTATGGGAAAGGAATTCGTTAATTTTAAAGTTATATAATGAGTTAATTGATAAAGAAATAGATAATATATATCCTGCTCCCCCGAAACAATTATTAAAGAAGTTTGGTGGTAATTCAACAATAGAGGAATTTAGAAATAAAACAAAGAATATTTATAGTAGTAGATTAATAATACCACCGATGGTTCCATTAACAACTTTAATAGAGGAATCTTATAAAGATAGAAATAAATATAAATGGGAAACAAAAGTAAATATTTCAAAATATAATAATCTTCAAGATAATATTAATCTTAAAAAGAATATAAAAATAAAACGAACTACGAATACATCTGCGAATACTTTAGAGAAAATAATGGGTTTAAAAAAAATAAAGATAGATGGTAATTAACTAAACAAATATAATAAAAACATATATTTATATGTTTTTATTATCGAGGATTTAAAATATGCTCTAAATAAACTTGTTAGTATTCTTAATAAAATATAATCCCTGTAAATATGAATCACATAAATCATCTTTTTTGTTACTTTTTTCTAAATATTTTTTCCATTCTTCTTCTTTATTTTCATTTAATATTTTATTTGTATATATAATTGCAGTTTGTTTTGTAAACTTATATTTTTTACTTGGATCTTGCATTGCATTAATTTCTTTATTGATATCAACATCGTCAATTTTTAATTTATTAGATGGCGATAAATAAAAAATATGTTTTAATTCATTAATATCCTTATCAATTAATCCTCTAATTAAAAACCATGAATATAATGTATCTGCAACTCCTTTCATTTTAGGATTTTTCATACTTGGTTGATTTTCAATTAATACATAATCAATATTATTAAATTTTTTTTTATCAAGAGCAGTAACAAGATTATATTTTATAATTTCAATAGGAGCTTTGCTAGCATTTTGAGGAACAATTTTTTTGATAATATTATTTTTTTTATTAAAACTATTACAATGTAATTTGCAACAGTATGTACTTTTGATATTCTCATTAATTTTAAATTTTGCAGGTTTTTCACAAGGTTTTTTATTACTTTTGATTATACCACAAACCTCGTCACCTTTATAATCCTGAATATCTATAGTATTCGTTTCTATCTTTTCAAATTGCCTTTTATGCAATGTACAAAAATGATATTTATCTTCCCCATTTAAATATTCATATCTAGGAGTTTTTATACAGGGCGCATTGTTATTATCAGAATTAATGAACCCAAAACATTTGTGTTCTTTTTCTTCTAATAAATTAATAATTCCCCAATCAATTATCTGTATTGTATCTGTAATATCAATAAGACAATAAGCTAAATTTTTAATTCCAACATCCCAAGAGAGTATTCTCATTTAAATATAAATATATATTAATTTATGTATTTAAACCAACAAAGTTAAATTTTGTAATATAGTGAATTTAAAGAGATATATAAATATTTCATTTAAGTATTAGAGATAATATTGAAAAATAGTCATTTAAAGAGAATATACCTATATATATTAAATGGTTAAGTATGTTAGTTCAAAATATTTAGAGTTAGAGAAAATTTCCCAAAATGTAAATATTTCTACAATATCTGCAACATGTGGGTTAGGAACTATTTTAGTTAATAGTAATAAATTTAAACTAGTTGAAAATATTGCAAAAACTAATGAAAACATTCCAAAAACTATTGATATTATTATAAAAGGCAAGATTGCATTTGAACCAGATAAAGAAAAAAATTTAAGTTTAAGAACTGGATCAACTGTAAATAATATGAGTATTATTATTAACAAAGATATAACTTATATAGAGGAGACGAAGAATGGTCATATTTTTCGTCTCGATAAAATTAGCGATATCGATTATATAACAAATTTATTAGAATCTTATGTTAGTATTATTTCAAATATAAATATCGATTTAAATAATATTTATAAATATTTGAAATTGGACAAATGTTCGATTTTTACAGTTAAGTTTAAGAATAATATTAAATCATTAGAAGTCCAAAAGAAGAAGAAGAAAAAGAAAAATAATTGTTTTCAAAATCAGATGACTGTTGAAATTAAGCCAGATTTAGCAAAATATCCTGATAGTAAGGTCAGTTTAAAAATTTTTAAGAATGGTTCAATTCAAATGTCTGGTATTAAATGTGTAGAAGCATGTAATACAGTTTTAGGAAAATTAATTAATGAATTAACAAAAGAATATGCAATTATTGAAGATAATAAGATGGTTGATATTAAATTCATTGATAATGTTGTTAAAATAGATGTTTTTAGGTTCAAAGTTGATATGATTAATAGTGGTTTTCAGTTAACTTATGAAGTAAATCGTGAAAATTTGTATAATCAACTTTTAGAAAATAAGATTGAGTGTAAATTTGAACCAAGTATTCATGCCGGAGTTAATATTAAATTTACACCAGAAGATGCAGAGAAAAAGGTATCTATATTTGTATTCGAAAGTGGTAATATTATTATTACCGGTGCAAAAACTGTATCTAATATAATGGAATCATATAATTACATTAGTAAATTTATGGAAAAAAATAAATATATTGTACAAAAAAGTAAAATATGTGAAATGTTGAGAGATAACATAAGTAACGAATTAAAGGAAATGATTAATATTAACGACGACGAGGATCTATTAGAATTGGCTCTTAGAGAAGTTAATGTTTAGTAACTTAATTTATATATTTGAATAATTAAATTTAATTATTCATATACACTGTGATGAATTAGCAATTATTATAATCTGAATTATCTGGTTGTGATATTACAATATTATTAACTAACGGATTACTATTTAATTGATTTAATATCTCTGGATTTAATCTATTTGATTCTTCTTGTATATAAGTATTTTGTGTATATTTCGAAGGCAAATTAAAGTTATTACTATGATAATTTACACGATCAATTAATGGTGATCTTTCAATATTTAAATTATCTCTTAAGTGCATGTCTCCTAAATTTGTAGCAGTTGTAGGGATAGTGTCATGTTTTCTATTAGTTGGATTTCTAGATTGAATTGCAGTTTCTTTTCTATCATCAAACTCCATATTTCGCTCTGCACTATAATCTCTAGGTGCTTGGTCACCTAATGCTCCACCGAATCTTAATACTTGCATTAATTGTCTTAATGTTTCAGGAGCATCAAATTTATTTGATAAATAACCACCTTTGCTATCTTTTTGATTTGCATTAGATATGTAATTATTCATAACAATCATTTCTTTTAATGTTTCCGCAGGAATATCATTTGGATTAAATGTAATTCCTTTATTCACACTGCCTTGTGCTACACCTAAATTATATTGATATACTAATAATTCCTTTAATGTTGTTGCTGGAATATCTGATGGATCAAATACACCAGGTTTTGTATTATTGCTCATTACATGTCCTTGTCTTTCAGGATAAACAGATAACTCCTTAATTGTCTGTTTTGATACATCAGATGGATCAAAATATATTGGAGCATCTATCTCACTTTTAACATGATTTAAATGACTTGTATGTACCAATTCTTCTCTATGTGTTTGCTTTGTAATATCTGACGGATCATATACTTGACCCATATTGACTTCGCCTTGGGTATTTGAAATATTTTGATTATGAACTTGATCTTCTCTTTGAGTATGTCTTGTAATATCATTTGGATCATACATTTGATTCATATTAACTTCCCCTCTTACATTTAATTTATCATTATTATATGCTAAATCTTGTCTTTGAGTAAATCTTAATATATCTTCGGGATTATGTGACTGATTCTTATTCTCCATTCCTTTAACATTACTTAATTGGTCATTGTATTGTGTATCTTGTCTTGTCGTTGGACGCATAATATCATCTGGATTATATACACCTACTTTATTTGTTACACCTTGTGCATACCCTGATTGTTCATTAAATACCATATCTTGTCTTAACGTTGGCTTTGTAATATCGTCTGGATTATATGCACCTGTCTTATTTGATATACCTTGCGCATATCCAGTTTGTTCATTAAATACCATATCTTGTCTTAACGTTGGCTTTGTAACATCATCTGGATTATATGCACCTGTCTTATTTGATATACCTTGCGCATATCCAGTTTGTTCATTAAATACCATATCTTGTCTTAATGTTGGTTTTGTTACATCATTTGGATTATACATTCCGACCTTATTAGATATGCCCTGTGCAATACCACTTTGTTCGTTGAAGGTTGTATCTTGTCTTAATGTTGGTCTTGTAACATCATTTGGATTATAGATCCCGACTTTGGTACTTTCACCCTGTGCAATACCACCTTGTTCATTAAATAATGTGGTTTGTTTTCTAGTAACTCTAGTTGTCTGTGTTGGATCAAATGTTTTATTCGATTTTGTTGGTGCTTCTGCGGCACCGGCATGTTCATTATATAAAGTTGTTTGTTTAATTGTTTGTCTAGGTAGATCATGGGGATCAAATATAACAGTTCCTAATGACAAATTATATGGATTTGGTTGACGTGTCTTGCCACCTGTAGTTTCTCTTTGCGTATCTGGTAATTTATAAGAACATTTATTTTGTGTATGTTTATTTATTAATTCACGTGCATTTGATGGTCCAGATGATGCTGTTTCTTTTTTAGTTGATTCTCTTATTTTTGAATTATTTTTATTAGATTTCTTTTCTACATTAGAAAATGCTGGACCAACCATTGGTTTACTTGCCTTACGTGTAGTATTTTTTAATATAACACTATCCCTACTTGAAGGTTTACTATTTACACCACCAGTTCTTTGAAATGTTCTTGGATCAACTTCTTTTGTCTTTTCTGGACGTCTCTTAAATACTTCTCCAATTATTTGACCCTTATTGCCCTTTTGACCTGGAATTATAACGCCTGGATATGATTCTTTTGGTCTGTCAGATGACCTTAGTTGATCGACAGTTTTAGGAAGTGGGCGATAATCTTCTTGATTGCCACCATCTGCTCGTGCTGTTTGGTCTGGTGCTAAATTTAATCCGGGTCCAACTTGTTGTTGTTCAAATGGTAATATGTTTTTCTTTTCTTTACTTGGTAAATAATAAGATTGCATAAATTCTAATTTACTTTGACTTCCACCAACTAAATTGACATCTTTTTGAACTGGTGCAAAATTTTCTAATAATAATTCTTTTTTAGGAACATAATTTTTAGATGATCCTGAAAATATATCTACCTTATGGGCAATTGTTTGTTCATTATATTTATTTATCATCTGTTTTTTTGCAAAATGAGGGACCATATTAGAATGTGTAAAATCTTTATTAGAAGTGACTCCATATGTCATATCACTTTCATTATCAAATAATGAATAATCATCTCCTATTGCTAAATTTCTTTCAACAGAATTAAATTTATTCCTATCTATTGCACTGCTTCCTCCTTCATTTTGAGATACTGGTTTAGATTTATTATCAAACACTAGAGGTTTAAATTGATCTTCATAAGATTCATTCGAATTATTTAACTTATCGTTAAAACTTTCAAACATTTTTATATTATCTAAATTCTTTACATTTTCATCATAGAAATTTGAATTCATGTCTTTATAATTTACTGATATATTATTTATAGATTTAATACTATTATTAATTATATTAGTTTTTTGCGGATCTTGACTTTTTGATATTATATCATTTTTATATTTTATTTTATTAGTATTTTTTTCATAAGCATTATCATGATATGTAAAATCAATATTATGATGATAATTATCTAATGAATCTTGATTTACATCATTATTCTGATCGTCGTTTTCACTATAATAGTTATTACCTATATATGCTAATGCGCCTATAATTCCTAATTCCATTATATAATTAAATAGATAATATAAACTATTAAATAGATGTAATTAATCTATTTAATAAAGTAATTTTATATTTATTTTAAAATTTTGCAGCATATTTATCTTTAGCTTCTAATCTAGTATTAGTTCCATTTCTTGAATTAATATCTTGATTTGATAATGATGATGTATTATGTCCATTAAATACATTTTCAGTTGGATTAATTAATGGATATGAAATTTGTAAAGGTAATGTTGACAATCCTCTGTATTCATCAATTGGTACCTCTAATCTGGAATTAGTGGGATTTAAAAAATTACCACAATATACACTTTTTTGTAATTCATTTGCTAGTTTTTGTCTTTTATTATCTAATTTACGATTACCAGAACATCTAGATGCGGGCTCATCTCTATTTGTTAGTACTGATTCGATCTCAGCTCTATCTCCCTGTGTAACTCCTTTGTCTACTTCTGTAGAACTATGTGCTCTATTATTTCTTGGTCCAAATACTGAATGACATGAGTTATCATTGTTTACTTGTCCATTATATAATGTATAATCTCCTGGGGCAGTGCTTTGTTTAATTTCTTCATTAACGAAACATTGGTCATATGCTAATCTTGAAAAATGTCCAGACATATTATTATAATATTTAAGATAAAAATATTATTATAATTAATTTTTAATTCTATACATTTAAATTAAAATCCTGATGATTTTGGCATTTTCATATTAGTTGGTACTATATCTCTTTCACATACTCTAGGGTTTGCTGGTGCTCCAGGATTACATCTAGATTCTGCAGAATAGTCACATGGTTTGTGTTTATCATGATTACAGTTAGTAGCCTTTACTAAATATAATAGTTCATTCTCTACTTCTGTTCTTTTTCCAATAGAATCCCAAGTATTTGAAATTGTTGCGTTTGAATTCTTTGCACAATATTCAGAATTAAGTTCATTTTCGTAAGCACCTTGGTATAATTTATATTCACCTGGTGATACACTTTCTCTTAACTTTAATTGAAACTGACAGTTATCGTACAATTTTCTGTTATAACTTCCAGACATTATATATAATAAGCATTGATATTTTTTTTAATACATATTAAAAATAATATTAAAAACTATACTAATTTTTGTTTCTATATTTATCCAAGTTTCTAGTGTCTATTCCACCTCTGGCAAATGGTAATACATTATTACTTTCATCACCAAAATTTTGAAACATGCTATTAAAACTATAATCTTTTAAATCTTGTGTTCTGGCTGTTTTACTTTCTTTACGTGAATTTTGACCATATCTGAGATCTGCTGATATTTCTACATCGCCGAACCCTCTACCATTTCCCTTATAACCATTATTTATATATTCGCCATGATTGAGAGATTCTCTTTTTTTCTGACTATTCATAGAAAAATTTCTATAGTCTTTATTTTTATTGTTATTATCTATATCCAATATATATTGATTTTTAGAGGTATATGTATTTTCTGCATGTAATAAATTTGATTCTACTTCTACATTAGAATTTTGATTATTTGCATTTGTTGGCAACATTCCTGGTACATAAATAATTTTATTAATTTCTAATTCTCTGTCAAACCCTTTATCATTATATTTTAATTTTTCTTTAATTCCTTCAGTGTTATCACACATATATTATTTATACAAGATATTTATTTCTTTAATATTATTCATATTAAAAAAATATACATAGTGGGTCAAAATTATATACTATAATATCAAATATATAACATTTATTATCTTCTAATTATATAATAATGAGCTATAATGAATATTTTAATGATATAGAAGGCCCACCTGGATTGCCTGGAATACCTGGACTAATGGGCCCACCCGGACAACAAGGCCCATCTGGTGGTCCCAGAGGACCTCCGGGACCTCAGGGCATACCAGGAAATCGAGGTCCTATTGGGCTGACGGGTCCACCTGGAAGTATTGACGATATATTTTCAGGCCAACGAGCTGAATCGGCATTTGAAAATATAAGAAAGTATGCATATCCTAAATTATATTATAAAGCAGATGGGCGTATCGGTATTAATAATAATGATCCAATTGCAATGTTAGATATTCAAACAGATAATAGTCAAAATACTGGATTAATTATTAGAAAAGAAGGAAATGATGCAAATTTAAAAATATATGTTGAAGAGAATGATGTTGTAATAAATATGAATAATGATTCATATTTAAGATCCGGTGCTAATAAGAGTGAATTAAATAATTTATATATTAAAAATGAATTGATTATTAAAGGTGGAGAAACAACAATTGATCAGAAACCAGATCATACCATATTTAATAATTCAAAAAATAAAAATATTATAACTGGTGATACTGAACTATATGGAGGAATTACTATTAATGACAAAGCTATATTTACAAATGGTATTCAAGTTAATGGACCTGTTGAAGGAATATTCCCAAAAGGAATTATCATGATATGGCATGGACAAATTGATAGTATCCCCACTGGATGGGTATTATGTGATGGAACAAATAATACTCCCGATTTAAGAGGTAGATTCGTATTAGGATATGGTGACGCACCTTATAATGTAATGGGTAAAAAAGGGGGTTCTGCAACAGTTACATTAACAACAGATCAAATGCCATCACATAAACATCCAATAGCATCCGCTGGCAATCATAGCCATACTTATGCTCGTGCTTCTGGTGGGGAATGTAGTCATGAAAAATGTTACAGCCGCAATGGTATTAGCGGCTATCCCAATCAAACGACAGCTGCTGCAGGTGATCATTCACATGAGATGACCTCTACAGGCGGGGATCAATCACATGAGAATATGCCACCATTTTATATTTTAGCTTACATTATGAAATTATAAAATTTATTTAATTTTACTG